ATGCAGTATTAGTAATACCACTAATTCCCAATGTGTTTGTAGTGTAGGTTATATTATTTGTCCAATTTCCAATACTATTTGTAGTGATTGTACCATATCCACTACCATATATTGGTCTATTTGAGAATGAGTGCTCTTCATTAAAGAATTGTATTTCTACATATCCATTATTATCAATAGCACCTACATTAACCGCTTCTTTACCTACTTCATAGGTTCTGAATACAAATTTGTTATTTGAATCCAAGAAGCGTTCTAAAAACACTCTTTCACCTGGTCTTAATACAATACCACCACCTGATAAGTAATCCTTATCGATTTTGATTTTTGCTAATACGTGTTTTGGAGTTGGGTTGAATAATTCGATTTGGTATTCATCTCCATCGTTAAGATAGACTTGTCCTTCGAATTGTTTGATTCTTTGTTTACCTTTGGTGATAAACGCCTGCGGATTTGATGGACTTCCGCTTGTCCAAATTGATTGTTTCATTTTCCTTATTTTTTTAATGTATTTAAAACTTCATTCGTTGGTATTTCTCCAACTCAACTGCCAATAGGACAGTGAAGGTTTAACCACAAGGTTTTCTATGTTAAATATACGAAAAATATTTTTTATAGCAAAATAAAAAGGAAAACATTTCTGCTTTCCTTTCTTAATTAATTATTTCTATCTTCTAAAACTCAACCTCCTCCGCCATAAACATCTTACGACCTACCAACTCCCACTTTGCTTTTTCATACATCTCATCGGAAATTAACATCTTCTCAAAGAAGATATCCATATTTAACTCATGAGGGTCAATCCCTAAATGAAGAGCCCTACTCTCCACAAAATTGCAATACTCATAAACACTCATTCCTCTAACATCGATTAAATCACTCATATCTCTCAATTTTTATTACATAGTAAAGTTACGCAATCCAAAGCAAAAAGTCAAGCTTTTTCTTAATTATTTTTTAAAATTTAAAGTTCATTGATTTCATCCAACTCGCCACCATAATAACATACATTCAAACTATACTTAGGCAAATCTACATTGTAATAATCGTTGTTATAATTAGTTAAACATACATCTAACCAAGTAACATCAATTTTATTTTCTTCACACCACTTCTCAAACGTAACTGCATCGTTGTTTTCTGCAAACTTAATAATTTCGTTTTTAGTAATAGCTTTCATTGTTTTATGTTTTAAAGTTTAATATCCTAACATTTTTAAAATTCGAAAACCAATAAAAATTAAATCGTTAAATTGATAAATTATTAATTTCATATCTCTTAATCTTTATTACATAGTAAATGTAATACATTTTACATTAAAAGTCAAGCATTTTTTAAAATATTTTTAAAATTTATAATCATTCTAAATAAGACATAAAAAAAGAGGGTAGAAATTCTACCCCCTTTTCGGTATTTTAAATTTTACAATTAGAGATTAGTACTCAAGAATTGCGTAGTCATAAGTTAGAGTTAATTCTATTGATAATGGGTCGTTTGAAGCCCAATCCAATTCACCAAAGTTTGCTGAAGAAATGAATGCTCCTTTTAGAGTCCATTGTTCAACTTTATCACCAACTGGTCCTAATAAGTAGAATGTTATATCTTTCTTATAGAAAGCTGCATATCCATCTCTACCTGTTAAAGATTCATGCGAACTTCTAATCCATTCCATAACTTGCTGTGCACCTGATGGTACAATTGGGTCATATAATGAGATTGTGATATCATCCCAAGTTGATTTACCTTTAATTTTTCTTTTTACGTTAATGTGGTCTAGCTCAACTACTTCCGAAGTGAAAGTTGGTCTACTAGCCGTCTTTATCATATACGATTCTATACCGTTGATTTCCATTATAAATCTATTACCTAACTTTGGTTCAAAGTTGGTATAGAACATTTTATCGAACTCTAATACTTCTGGCATTTTTTCTCTATTTAATTGTTTTCTTTATATAAATATTTACTTTTTAAATTATCCGTTAAAAGCGGCGCCAGTTGGTAAGATGTTGAAATCAATTTGAATGAATTCAGCTGTCTTAGTTGGTTGTAAATAGATAGCCCCTTTCATAATGTTTCTATCAATTACATCTGGTGTGTTATTAGTTTCATCCATTACAACACGGAATGCGTACAAACCTTGTCTTTGTTGGATTGATTCTAAATACGGATTAACGATATTTAAAAATCTATTTCTAGTCTCCGATGTGTTTTGTTCGAACACTAAGTAACGAGAAGTAGATGCAATATACTTTCTAACAGTCAATAATAATCTTCTTACGTTAATTCTATCTAATGCAGATGGTTTATCTTGTAATGTCTTTTGTCCGAATACTACAATACCTTGTCCTGGAAATTGTACGATTGGATTTACTTTTGCTTCGTATAATGTATCTTTTTCAGATTGAGTTAATCTATTTAATACACCAACTGCTCCTACTAAACCACCTCTATTTAAACCGGCTGGTGCGAACCATTCTGCTGCTACTCTATCGTTTGCTGCAAATACGCCTGGCAATAATACTGATGGCGGAACTGAAATTAATTTGTTTGTATTAACATCAACTGTCTTAACCCAAGGATAGTAAGTTGCTGCCATATTTGAATCAATAGCGTCAGATTGAGTTGTAGCTTGTGAGATTGAATCACTAACTGCGTTCGTATCCATAATGTAAAAACAATCGTTTCTTTGCTCAACCATATCCAAAACATCGGTTGTTACAGATGGGTGCAATCTTCTAATAACACCTGGAGTTACAATCATATTGATATCAAACTCATCTGCATTAGATAAAGCGGCTACATGCTTACCATATGCTACTGAACCATTTGAGGTTGAAGTGGATAAATCAAAACCTTGTGAGTTACCTGCTACAATATCAGAACCTTTATAGATTGGAGTAGTTGGAGCCATACCATCGAATCCTTCTTGGAATGCTACAACAAATTGTGCAGATGTTGAACCTACTGATAGTGTACCACCATTTGCCGCATCTAATCCAAATACTACGTTTGCACCATTTCCTGCGCTTGCCGGAATTGGTTTTAAATATATCTTATTATCTACATTTGAATCCAAATCAATTCCACCATATTGTGTTGCCGATGCTGTTACAAATGATACAGATGGAACGATTAAATCATAATCACCTACATTTACAGGCAATTGATATGCGGAGTGTCCGAATGGTACAGATTGTATTGGTGCTACTTCATTTAAGTTAGCTATTCTAATATATTTTGAATTGTTAATCCAATCACCACTTTCAGTTACTTTGCCTTCAGAATTGATAGTTAATTTTCTATCACCGATTACTCTACTAATAAAGTTTGGAGAATTAGGGTCTAAGTTTACATTACTAAATGTTTCTAATACATTCTTCTTCTTATTTGTATCATTGAAATCTCTTACAACCACAGTAAATGTACCATAATCAGTACCATTTACAGAACCGGCTGCTTTAATATTTGTAATACCAATTTTTACTTTAGTATTTGCCGCATTACCTGCTCCGATTGTTTCAAATTGGAATAATGGAGTTCTTTCGCCACTAATCAATTGAGATTGAATCATTGGAGTTAATGCTTCTTGTGCATCTAATGTAAAATCTTGTGAATCTAATACAACTACACTTTGAGTTACATTAGATGCATTTATTGAAGATGCTATTGATGAATTAGCGAAATATCCATAAACATATCCTTGTGAAGTTCCTAATGGATTTTGTCCATATGTTCCTACTACATCTTTAAGTTCTACCACACTTTGTGAAATATTTGCATAAGTAGTAGAACCACTTAATCCACTAGCCGCAGAACCTGTTGAAAATATAAATCCAACAGATGAAGTTACTGAACCTGATGTAGCAATTAACATCAATGGTTTGGTTGCGGTATATCCGCCTATTCCACCTACTCTACAAATTGTAGCAGTTCCTGCTTCTCTTAAATATGATTGTACTGCTAAAGGAGTATAATATGTGTCATCAACTGAACCAAATAATGTTTCGAATTCCGCTTGAGAATTAACGATTGTTGGAACTAATGGTCCTTCTTTGAAAGGGCCAATGAATGCTGCACCTATTTCAGATACACCTTGTTGTAAAAATGAAAGGTCGTTTTCTTTTGTAAATACGCCTGGTGATACTATTTTCTCTGCCATTTTGTAATGTTATTTATTTTTTAATGTCTACTATAAATATAATCTTTTATTTCAAAACAACAAATTATTGTTATTTGTATGTTGGTGAGAAATAATCATATATTTTTGTTATATCTGTTGAACCCAATTGTGTATTGTAGAATAATACCGGTCCCATTTGTCCGTTAAAATAGTAATTATTATCACCATATCCTCCACCAATTTGAATCAAAGCAGATGAAGTATAGGTTTTTGCACCATTTGATATTGTACCTCTTGATGTAGTATCAGTATATCCAACATTTGTTCCATTCGTAGCCGCTGTGTATGAAATCATATACCAAGTATTCGTACTCAATGTAAATGTATTACTACTATATTGTACAGATGTACCATCATGTATAAAGTATGTACCACTACCATTTGAATTTAAATATAAAGCCATTTCTCTTGTACTACCACTATTTTGTTTACCAAAAATTTGATAATATCCATTAGTCGGATGCGATGCAAATCTAACCCAAGCTACTACCGAATATGCAGATGTGTTAAATTGTGTATATCCACCATTAATATTGGATGTACCATCTTTATACCAAAATTTATTAGTAGATAATGACCAATATTTTTCTTTTCTAGTTGCTCCTGCATTATATGTAGGATTTGCTCCTGTAATACCAACACCATTTGGTGCTCCTGCTGGTCTAACACCCGTTCCCCATCCTGTCAAATCTAACCAATCGGTACCATCAGTACCATTTGTTGATGATGCTTTTGATGGGTCTAAGTACATTCTTAAACCTGCCGCCGGGATTGATGGTTGAGTTGTTGTTCCCTTATTATGTGAAATGTATCCGTTTGCTATATAAACGTCAGCTTGCTCTACGTTAATAGTTGCAATCTCAACATCTTCGGTTACCATTTCTATATTAGTTACTTCAATTTCTTGCGTTTCTCCTAAGAAATCATCCCACTTAACAATCATATCACCAATGATGATATCTTCTACATTTTTAAAGTGATACTTTTCAATTTCAGAATCAAATACCCAAAGTGGGTGAGTTCCTGTAGCTTTGATTTCACCATCGTTTAGTGAATAGTATCCACTAGCGAAATTATAAACAACATCAGCTACAACAACAGTTTGTGCCGAACCCGATTGTGCTTCTAATTGATAGAATCTCCAATCAACTTGGTCTGATTCTGGGTCTTGGGTTTCATCAGGCAATCCTGCTGGCACCCATGCCTTAATTTCATCACCAACATTTAAATCTTCTACCGCAACTGATGAACCATCAGCTTTTTCTACCATTGTACCAAATACCAAACAAAAATCCGGTTGGTTGATTGTATTGTAAACATCTACTGCGTATAATGTTTTTGTAGATGTAGTATTATAGCCGGTTGCTGCCAAATTATATCCATCAGCATATTTCATTGATATTACAGAAGATGCTTCCGAATAGTTAGATGAAGCAATTGATGCGGGTGTAATTGGAAATGATGGAGATGCTCCTAATGTTGGAGAACCTACTGAAAAGTTTGCGTTATCAAATGTTACCGAATAGTTTGCAGCTACACTACCAACTTTTGTACCATGTAATGTACCGGCTGTTCCAAATGAGAACGTCGCTGCTTCCGATGTACTTTCTACTATATAAGTATAGGTTGGTAAGTTTGGAGTTACCGAATCAATTGCGAATGCAGTAAATGAACTATTAGTTGCTCCACCACTCAATCCTCCAATTGAAACTGCCTGAGTCGTTCTTGCTGAACCACTCACTGCTCTATATAAGTTACCTAACGATAAATTTGTTCTTGCCATTGTATAATGTGTTATTCTCCGTTATAAATATCTAAAAGTTTTTCTTTCCACTCATCTTTATTTGAAAAGTATTTTATCATCCAATTCTTCAGTTTTTCGAATTCAATTTTACGGGTTTCGTAATCATCTTCACAAATCGTTTTGTAGGTTTGCTTAAATGTTTCCTCGTCAAACGCTTTGTATTTATAATCAAGAGGTACGTGCCATTTTTCGTGTAGTATTGGAAGCTTCCCCCAATCCACTGCTTCAAATATTCCGTATCCAAATGGTTCAAATTCAAAGCAAGAGTGAGATATTCCCCAATCAAGTCCATAGAACCTTTCTTTATAATTGTAATCAAATTTGTAAACTTTTGATTTTTCAAATTTGTATCCATATTTCTTTTTATAATATTTGTTGAATGTTTCTGAATTTGTAGAAATGAATCCACCTAATCCATCCATATATTCAACATTCTTTCTACCCTCAGCTCTAGCTGCATATCCCAATATGGTTGAGGTTGAAAGTTCTTTATTTTGTGTAAATTGATAAACGTTTGGTATGTGATGTAAGTTTTTTGTATTATATGGAAAATGATATAAACCAACCCAAATTTTATTTTTTATTTTATCAATCAATTCGGATTCATATTCCCAATTACCATACCAATGAAGATATTCATTTTTATTTTGCTGTGCCATCAAAGACACTTTGGTTAAATTATGGAAAACAATTGAATCAATCTTTTCCAAATTTTGATGAATAGCTCTGGTTGGAGTATAATGACCATGCAATATGTGTATCCTTCTTGCACCTTCTAATATTTTTATGATTTCATCTTCCGATGTTTCCCAAATATGGTCTATGTTGATTGGGAATTTTTCGTAGTTTTCGGGCTTATGTCTATGGAATAGAAGAAGTGGCTTAACTTCTAAGTTAGGTGCCACTTCTTTTATCCATTCGGTTACCCATATATCAGCACCGCTGTTGAACCAAGGTCCTCCAGCGGTGGTGTAATAAACATCGTACATTAGTTATAACCTAATTTTGATTTTAATTCTTCTATTTGTGATTGTTGTTCTTTAATTGCTTCAACTAATAATCCAATCATTTTAGCGTAATCTAAACCTAAGAATCCATCTTCTTTTTGTTTTACTACTTCTGGCAATACTTCTAACACTTCTTGTGCTATTAAACCAGTCTTTGGTGCTTGCTTAGTTACTTCGTTAACATCATCATTCCATTCCCAAGTTACACCATTCAATTTAGATACCTTTTCTAAAGCGTTTGGTATGATTTGGATATTATTCTTATATCTTCTATCTGAAGAATAGTATGCTGTGATATCACCCGTTGCAGTTATTGCTCCGTTAATTGTTAAACCTGCGAATGTAGGTGAAGATGAAGTTGCTACTGCTTGTCCAATTGCTATCGTTGGAGTTGCCCCTTCACCACTATTGTTTGATAATGTTACACCCGTTCCAGCTACTAAACTTGCAACATAATCACCCGTTGTTTGGGTAGATAATGCGATATTTCCACTTGCTGAACCTAAAGTTATTTGAGATGAACCACTCACAACACCATCAGCGTTCAACTTATTCTTAATAGTTGTGTTGATTGAAGATGTAAATGAATTTAAGTTACTAACTGAAGTATCTTGTGTATTATTTGTAGATAATGCAGTAGATGCTGATGCTTCTAATGCCGTTAATCTCGTATTTTGTGTTGTATTAGTTGTATCATTTGAACCCGTATAAGTGTTCAATGAACTTAATATTCCAATTACTTGCGAAGAACCACTAACAACTGTATTTACATCTAATTGCGTTTTAATTGTAGTGTTTATAGAAGATGTAAACGAATTTAGATTACTTACTGAAGTATTTACACTTGCCGATGTTAATTCTAAATTATTTAATCTACCAACACTTGCGGTATAGAATGAAGCAAATACCGTATCATTGGTTGTATCAACCGAGTTGATTAATGTTACGATTTCTGCAAATGTATCTTTATCTGCATCTGCTGCTGATAAGATTGCATCTACTCTTCCTTTTTCAGTTGCAATTCTACTATCTACCGATGTAGAGTATGTAGTAAATCCAGTAGTTGAACTTAAAGTAATTTGAGATGAACCTGAAATTACCCCATCTACATTCAACTTATTCTTAATAGTTGTGTTGATTGAAGATGTAAATGCTTCTAAGTTAGTAGTTTCAACTTCTAATGCAGTTAATCTAGTTAATGCCGAAGAACTGAATGTGTTTAAGCTTGTTACACTAACATCTTGTGAATTATTTGTAGATAATGCCGTAGATGCTGATGATTCTAATGCTGTTAATCTCGTATTTTGAGTTGTGTTTTCCGAATTATTGGAACTTGTATATGCTGATAATCCAATTAATCTACTATCTACCGATGCTGAATATGCTGATACGTTCCCAATACCAACAATAGAACCACTAATTGTATTTGTTGTTCTAACTATCCCAAACGAACCAGTTGCTGCTGCTATTTCTTCTCCAGCATACAATGATTTAGTTACATATAAATTAGCAAATACATGTACATGCGAATCATTCAACGTTGAACCAGAATCAATACGAAAAACAGATGAACCAATAGCTTCATTATGAATACTAAAGTTTCCTCCTGCTGTATTTTGTACATGATACGCTAAGTCGGTAGTTGTATTTCTTATTCTAAGCTCTGCCCAACTTCCCGATGCAATTTCAATTACGCTAGCGGTTATAATATTGGTGTGAACTTCGCTATATCTTTTTGTAGAACTACCAATAGTAAATGCATTATCATTTGATGGTATCAATGATGAACTTAAACTTGCGACAACATTGACAGTATCTGCCGATGCATCACCTATTGTAATTTCACCACCAAGTATCAAATCTCCACCAATTCTTGCGTTTCCTGTGATATCTAACCCCGAACCTGAAATTGCTCCAAATGTTCCTGTACTTCCTGTTCCGGTGGATGATAGTACAATATCACCATCCGCTCCTCCAATGATTAATGTTCCTAATGTAGTGTTTACATATGGTTCTCCGAATGCTAACGAACCTGATTGTTGTGCGGTTGTCCCACGTCTAAATTTAAGTGCCATCTAGTTTACCTTTTTTTTAGTACGGTTAATTATTTTTATGTTATTCAGTAACTCCTTATAAATATCTATTTATTTTCCAATCTGTCAATTTTATCAGATAATTCTTTTATTGCTTCAATTAATAATGGAATAATTTTTTCATATTGAACCGCTTTGAAGCCTGTATCTCTATTTGTTACGATTTGTGGTAAAATTGTTTCAATTTCTTGCGCTATTACCCCAACATCGTTTCCTTTATGAGAATGTACCTCATCATATCCTTCTTTCCAATCATATGTGTTACCACTAATTTGTTTTATTTTTTCCAAAGCGTTTGGAATAGGAACAATATTTTCTTTTAAACGGATATCCGATGAATAATATGCGGTAATATCGCCAGTTGCTCTAATCTCACCAGCCGTTCCACTTGCGGTTGTACCAA